CCCGCCCAGCCGTCTTCTCTCCAGCTCCCGGCCAGCGCCGCTGGGTTCGGGACTGGCAGGCCGCCATCAGGGGCCGCCGTGGCTGGGTTCACTTGATCCGAGTGGATCAGGTTGTGAGCGTTATGGTCGACGCTCCATACGACCACAACGACAGCGGCCAATGGGAGCGCCGCTGCTTCAGCGTCTGGCAATGCCCCAGCGTGGGAGCTGAGTTCTCCAGCTTGGCGGCTGCAGCAGCCTGGGTTGCTGGGTTGCCGTCAGTGTGACAGATTGCAACAATCCGGGGCCTGACCCATAGCTAGGGTCCCCCCATCCCTTACACTTATCTCAAGCGGGCCGACAGGAGCCCGCACACCCCCAGGAACATGGCAAACCCCAACCGCTCTGACCGCCTCACCCGTACCAGCATCCCCACCATCGTGGCGGTGGCCCTGGCCCGTCGCACCATCAAGGAACCCACCATCGTGGGCCGCCACCGTGCCCAGTGGCTGTTCGATCTGGCTACCAGCGAGACAGCCCTTCCCGAGGAACGCAAGCTGGGCCGTCAGGCTCTGCAGATAGCGGCTGACGCCGCTGGGCGCTCTGTAATCACCCTGGCCGATGGCACCACTATCGGGGACCGGGTGTTCAGCAAGGCCAGCACCCGCCGCCTGCGTGATTGGAGCCAGGATCGCAACGCCACGGTCTGACCCCTACGGGGCAGCTTGACGGCTGCCCCTTCCACCCTCTACAATTGTGATCACGGGGGCCAGAGATGCCCCCACAACCCACCAGCACCATGCAAACCGCTGACCTGTTCACCCCTTGCACCGTGGGCCAGCTCCAGCTCCCCCCTAAGTTTCAAACCGTGATCCACTGGCTCTACGTGGATACCAAGGCAAACCAGCCCACCAGGGGCTGGCTGTATCTCCCTTCTGGGCTGATTCTCAGCTGGGCCTGCCCGGTTGAGCAAGGCGAGGAAGCTGAGATCTGGGCCTGCGGCCCGCTCAGCCTCACTAGGCCAATGACAGAAGCTGAGCGGGCCGACTGGCTCTGTGATCAGTACGACCCCAGCGATTGGTAACCCATACAGGCCAGCTGCTTGACGGCTGGCCCTTCCACCCTCTATAATTCTTTCAAGCGGGGCAAACGGACCCCGCACAACCCACCAGCACCATGACCACCACCGAAGCCCAAACAACCCTTGCTCCTCTTGGAGTGGAGCGGGTCGCTGCTGGCGCCATGCTTGGCGCCGAGCAGATCTGGCTGGTGACCCACAAGGGCACCCGCTACGCCTACTGGGGGATGGCCCTCGCAGACCTTGTAGCTGAGCTGCAGCAGTCCAACGACTGGTGGGATTGAGCCCCACACGGGAGGCCTCCGGGCCTCCCCTTCCACTTCCACCGATCAACCACACCACACCAGCACCATGGCCACCGAACCCACTATCACCCTCACCCTCAGCCTCACCGAGGCCCGCCAGCTGCAAAGCCAGCTAGCTGACGCCGCTACCCGCTGGCACAGCCTCTGGCGGGATGCCGTAGAGGGTCGCCGGCCCGATCTCACCGCCAGCGGCTGCAGCGCCGTGGGCAAGGCAGCGTGGGCCCGATTTGATCACATCGCCGAACTGCTGGCGGCTGCGGCAGCTGACTGATCAGCAAAGGGGCCAGCCAGCCTGGCCCCATCCGTGCTAAGATTCTCAAGTAACCACCAACGACCCATGATCGACTCCACTATCTGTTCAGCCGCTGGCACTCTGTATCGGGCACCTAAGAAGCTTGGCCTGTTTGATCAGATCAACCTGGCACGCTGTGCGGCTGAGCGTGCCAAGGCCAACGTGTGGGATATTGACCGCTTCGCTGTTGAGTACGCTGCCGCTGCTAGCTGGTCAGGCAAGCGGGTGAAAACAGGCTGGTGATCAGCAACGGGGGAGCCAGCCTCCCCCTTCCATCAGCAGTCCTGATCCATCAGCATTGCTTATCAGCCAGTGGCAAGACAGATCAGCATTCCTGATCCATCAGCAGTCCTGATCAGTCGGGCAGGGCAGTATAAGCGGGCCTTATGGGTCGCCGGCCCGCCGGGCCGTGAAAAACCTCTAACTACCCTAAGCTATACCGGACCCAAAGAGCCAGAGAGATATTCAATCAACTCAAAAAATTTTCCATCAACTCAAAAAATTTTCCACCAGATTTTTATGACCTATACGAATTGCCCAAATAATCAAAATGGCCATGTATCAGAAGATCTTCACACATACCAAGATATCAGAGAAGATTTAGAAACAGATAGGAAAGAAGCTATCGAATTTTTAGCTCAGCTAAAAACAATGTATCAAATGAATGTAAAAAATTCTGGCATAAGAGAAGCACTTAAAGATGTTCATACTACCCTCAATATCACAAAACCATCAGAGTATTACGAAGGTAACATTGCAGTTGTATATGATGAGTTGTACACATTAAACAAACAATTTTACAAATCCAAAACCAATGCAGAAATTATCAAACTAATCGAAGGAGAAGAAGAGTATATCATATTTCCCCATTTGCATTTTGAAAAACTTCTATGAAATTTCCAACAAACACAAGTCTCCGAGAGCAATTATCATATATTACTCTATGTCTTTCAGAGACACTTCAAATAATCTCAGAAAAATTTTTCTCCAAAAAAATTTCTGAAAAACGTTGATATATACTGTAGTTTTGAATAAAAATACACATGTCTACATTTTCTTCATTTACCACAGAAGTACAGTATGATGATAAATCTGGTGAATATTTCATTACATTCCCTGATGAACTACTCGATGAAATGCAATGGATTGAGGGTGATACCTTAGAGTTTGAATACTTTGATCACCATGATACTCCTGGTATTCGCATACATAAAGTAGGAGACTGATGACTTATACATATGGCTAATTGTAGTCCAAAAAAAGATCCAAGGAATGCAGAGTTAACTTTTACATACCCACAATGTCCAGCACCAGAAGGACAGCCACCAGCTCAGATAACTATAACCTTTCCTTATATTGAGAAATACTGGTACGAAGTAAGACCACCTGATGCTGCAAATAAAACTATACAGAATGGCAGCAAGCAAGAAAAGCTTCGTAAAACAGTAATTCAGATTCCTGCTCTTGATGCAGAGAATTCCGATGGTGATAATGTAAACTTTGTTGATCAAGAGTTTTATCAACAGGAATACGAGTTTATTGGTTCTGGTGATAATATCAAGAGTAGACCAGTATATGAGAGATTCTGTAAGGCAGATAAAGTATACGACGAACAATACTTCTATCATATCTTTGAGTGGCCATTAACTCATACACTTCCTGCACGTCCTGTGGGAGGTATTACTGTAACTACTCCACCACCTAGCACAGACCCTGAGGCACCAGCACCTTGCCCAATTTATGCAGTATCCAGTACCAGCGTCAGCGGCACATTCACACTTGCCAGAGTAGACAGTCAAGTAATTGGCCTACCTGAAGGTAGTATTGCATACCATGGAGGTACACTCGACAATAAAATATTCTTTTACTATGAGAATACTGCCAATAAAGATATGATTGCTGTTGGTGATGTCATCAACGGTTGGACAGTAAACAAAGTAGTTAACTATAACTCCGAACACTTTGACGAGAAATCTTTAAGAACCACAGAATCTGTTAGAAGAAGAGTTTCTAAGGTTTCTGAGAAGAACAAGACTCCTGGGTTTATCTTCATCAACAAAAATGATGGAGCAGAGGATAGAATTGTCAATATAGGTGATTTAGTAACTGGCTATGGTATTCAAAAAGAGACCTACGTAGATAGTATTCAAGGACTCAAAATCTTTCTTACTAAACCTTTAAAGTATAAAAACAAAAGAAAGGTTAGAAACGTAAAGTTTACCAATACTGGTTTAGCAAATAACATCTCCAACCAAATCTTGTGCTATGCAGAGATTAGTGGTGGCAGTGCTCCATTTGTAAAAGATCAATACTATTCTAAATCTACTCCGAGTACACCTCAGTATACGAGTCCTGTCTATCATGTTTTTGATAACAAAAAGAACAAAGATATTCAGTTAACTACCACCAAAGATATTAGAGTACAAGCAAAGAACAAGAATGATGAAGGTGGATCAAATGATTCAGACAATAGAAAATATTACCTAGTCACATTTCTTGATGCTACCACAATTAGTAACAAGAATGATGTTCAGATCACTATCACAGATGATCAAAGTGCTTCTGGCAATGAACAATCATTCACATTTGTATCTAAAGTTGAAGTAGTAGACAGTAAAAGCTTTAAGGTTTGGTTTAAAACAGATGATAATAAGGTTAATACCTTTGTTCGTGGCTGGAATGTAACCAGAGTTCAAAATGGTGCAACCATTCCAGTGAATAGAATTCAGGTTATTGCTGGTAGAGGAATCATAGACCGCTCTGCCGTCTGTGGAGTTTATGTCAGTAATGATAAAAAGTTCTATACTTATACACCATTGTTCTATTCTAGAGATGGATTCTGTGAATCTACTTACTTAGAAGATGATGATGGTAAGTTTATATTGGGTAGTGTCATTCTAAATGATGGTAGTTATTACTTACAGCAGCAATTCTTATGTGTTGCTCCTGCAGGTGATGCTGCATATCAGGTAAACAATGTGTTCTGGACTTACTTTAACCGCCCAGCAGAGAAAAATGAGCTTGCTACTTGGGTTTCTAGGCTTTCTGAGTCTAATTTTCTTACAGTTCAACAGGAAATTGTTGACACTGAGAAGGTAAAACTTGGAACTCGCACTGTTTTAGCAATAAAAGACTCTGAATGTGACAACAATATCACTCCAGACTACTCAAAAGTCTACTATCCACACAGCGAATTTAAGACTTTTAACGATTATATTGCTCCAATCACAACTGATACCATATTTGATCCTTGTCTTGACACAAAAACTCCAAAATCTTACAGTAAAGAAGAGCTTGACAAGGTAATTACATCAAATTTACAGGGCAATTTTAATCTTGCAAGCATCAATTTGCCTGAGGAGATGTACAAACAAGTCATTTCCAATGAAAATTCACTTCAAAACACTCTATTAAGAGCCATTGAGATGATTGGTGGGTCTGTTCCAAAGCAAACAACCATTCCAAATCTACCTCCACAGATTGAAGGTGAAGATAAATCTAGTCAAGTCTTCAAAACTGAAGCTGCATATCGTATTCCACCTAGATTCAAATCTTTAGAATACGTTATTGAAGACTTTAGTTTCATTGATGATTCTGCACTATTCCCAGATTCTGATGAAAACAACATAGAAATTCAGATCAAATCTATTCCTCGCTGGACTGGTAATGTATTTCCATCAAGTGGAGCTGGTTGGCAAGCTAATGTTAATACTGTTGAAGGATTCATCAACACAGTAACTATTTCTGCAGCACCTTTTCCAGCTCCTCCACTTGGTGGTAGCACTACTGCATGGGCAGCAGGACCAGCGCCAACTACTTTCTGGCATGGAGATGATGGAAATTATCAAGTTACATTCAAGAAAATTCTAAACTTCAGAGTAAATGAAGTTAGCAAGAATCTTTCTAATGCAGTCAAGAACAAGGGCAATCCATATATGGATGAACCTCCATATGCAAAGCTTACTCAAGAATTAAAATCATCTGATACTACAATTACAGTAGATAGTACTCATCAATTCATTTCTGCAGGTTACTTAATCATTCCAAAATTTATTGTAAAAAAAGAAATTAACCCAGAAACTAGAAATGAAACTCTATACCATTATTATCTTGGTGAAGAGATTATCTATTATAGAGACAAGACAGAAACACAATTCTTGCAGTGTACACGAGAAATGTTTAATACTACAGCATCATTTGAAAAGACTGCAAATTCTGGAGACATAGAATCTGGTGTTAGATATATAATTAAGAGCCTCGGATCTGTCAACTGGAAAGATTATGGTGCTCCAGATGGATATACAGTAGGAACTGTGTTTACTGCAACATCTGATGGATCTGGAACTGCTGAAAGTGGAGAAGTATACTTATTTGAAAGCACGATGACTCCATTTGCAGGAAGTAATTATGCAATCAATAGTTATCAGAAAAATAACTACTTGTCTCAATTCTGGCCTATTTCTATTCAGGACAAATAAACATGACAAGACCGATAGCAGCATTAGGAAATCCAGATTCTATTTCGTTTAGACCATGTTGTGTCTACCCACCCAATATCGTAACTCCCATTGCATCCACGGTATTTTCCAATGGAAGGCCCAGAGCCAAGGCAGGAGACGTTCTAACCCCTGCTCCAGGCTTTCCTACGTGCCCTGACACAAGCTGTGCCCCTCTCGCAAGGGCTATCATAGCCCCAAGCAAGGTCTTTGTTAACGGAAGGCCATCTGCCCACGTAGGGGACTTGACAAATCCGGCTTCTCCACGTACAATATTACCTGCCCCCACAAACCTATTCGTGAACTGACATGGCAAAAGCACCTAGTTTCAACAAGTCTGGCTACACCCCAGGAAATCCCAAAATGACCCGTCAAGGTCGTTCAAAGAACACCCGACTCTCTGCATCAAGTCGTAATGGTCGGAAAAAAGCCTATCGAGGTCAAGGTCGATAATACAGTATTTGGAGGTCTATGACCTCCTTTTTTATTAATAAATACTACCGAAGGGATAGCAACCCCTTTAAAAGTTCTGTTAGACCCATTTTTGGAGAAAACAGATGGCAATGCATCCAAATCCCGATAGGGACACCACATACATGAAAACTATGTGGGGAACAACTAGATTAGTTACTGACTACGTTCCTCAAAAATCTCAAAAATCAAAAAAATATAGTATTGATTACTGTGAATACTTTGAGGATGTATCTAAATAGTTTATAACTACTAGTTTTTTACCTTAATGTCCATAGTTTCTCAAGAATTAGGCAAAATTTCTAGGTCTTTTAAAGACATTAGCTTAAATTTTGGTTTAAATCCAGTCACAAAGGACATTGTGGTGCTAAAAAATGAGGAAGCTATTAAGCAATCAGTCAAAAATTTAGTTTTAACTAAATTGGGCGAGAGATTATTCAACCCATTAATTGGAACTGATACTACTAGCTACCTCTTTGAACTTAATTCCACATTCTCTGCAAATTCTTTGATTAAAGAAATTGAAAATGTGCTTCTTACATATGAACCAAGAATTACATTAGAAAACATCACTGTAAATAATGAAGATGATTCTGATGAATTTGACGTAAGTATAGATTATTTTATCGTCGGACTGCCCCCAGTTGTGCAAAACGTAGACTTTATCCTCGTAAGAGAAAGCTAATAAATGGAACTACCTACTATCTCTGCATTAGAATTCGATCAAATCAGAGAATCCATTAAAAATTACATCAAAACCAAGACAGACTTCAAAGATTATGACTTTGAAGGATCTAACTTGGCTATGTTGGTGGATGTGCTGGCATACAACAGCATGTATTCATCATATAATATCAACATGGTAGCCAATGAGCTAAACTTGGATACTGCTGTTTTGCGTGATAACGTAGTTTCACATGCAAAGAGATTAGGATATACACCAAATTCATATACTTCAGCAAAAGTAAATTATAACATTACAGTAAATAACGTACAGTCATATCAATCCGTTACAGTAGACGCTGGACCTTTATTCTCGACTACACAAAACAACAAAAACTATACATTTGTATTAAGAGACAGATTAAACATTAATACTCAAGGAAACAATACAGTTACTTTTAGTAATGTAGAGTTAATAGAAGGATCAGAATTTAGTATCAGGTATACTGTAGACAATTCAAATGAAAATCAAAGATTTTTCATTCCAAACAATTATGTAGATGCAGATACAATCAAAGTTTTTGTAATTTCCGACCCAGGAACCAACTTAGAAGTTGAATATGAGAGAAAATTAGGTATTGTCGGAATTACAGCATCCGATAGAGTATTTTTTGTTGAAGAAGTTCAAGATCAAAAATATGAAGTAATATTTGGTGATGATGTAATTGGTAGAAAACTACAAAATAATGAAGTAATTGTAATCAAATACATCGTATCCAGTGGTTCTGAATCAAATCAAATTTCAACCTCAGAATTAAAGTTTATTGGTGTAGTGACTGGGGATACCACCAATATCGCTGCAAGTAATATTTCCGCAACTGCATTAAGTGCCAAAACAGATGGTGGATCTGAGTTTGAATCCATTAAATCTATCAAATACAGAGCACCTAGATACTATGCTTCACAGGAAAGAGCAGTAGTAAATAGTGACTATGAAAGTATTCTTCAAAATATTTACGCAAATGCAGATTTAATCAGAGTTATTGGTGGAGAAACCAAATCACCACCAGAATTTGGTAAAGTTTTTATATCAATAAAGCCAAAAATCGGTTCTACAATTTCATTAGTAGAAAAAAATAAAATTACAATGGAATTGAAGAAATATGCTGTAGGTTCAATAACTCCAGTTATTGAAGATGCTGTTCCATTTTTCATAGATTTATATATTGACGTAATATATGATCAGACTAAAACAAACAAAGATAAATTAACACTAATAAATTTAACAAGACAGATTATATCAGACTACAACTTAGATGATGAATTTAAAAGCTTCAATGGTATATTTTCATCTTCAAAATTAATATGTTTGATTAGAGATATTGAGCCAGCGGTTAAGTTTGTCATTCTAAAACCAATCTTCAGAAGATTAGTTCAATTATTTGAGAACGTTCACTACAGATACAAGTTAAATTTCTATACCAGATTAAAAAATAATATTGATTCAAAATACACTTTGATTAGTGAGCCATTTTGCATCAAAGGTTATAATGCACCTTTATTCCTGGCTGCATTTTCAAATAATTTTTCTGGATGTGAAAAAGATGGTGCCGTATACTTAATTACAGAGAAAGAAAGAGTAATTGCTATTGTAGGTACTATAAATTATGAAACTGGTGTTGTAGAATTTGACTTAACTGCCTGTCAAACCAGCCCAATAAATATCTATGTTATTCCAGATAACCCAGACATAACAACAGGAGCAGACACATACCCATCAATTCAACCAGTTAAAGTTGATTATATTGATATATCGACCACATCAGGATCTACTCGTCCTACCGTCGAACCATTGCCAAATCCAAATACATTAAGTCCAACTCCAAATCCATCTGGAGATCCACTTGGCAATAATCCAACTAATGACATTCCAGGAAGTACTACGACTAATCCAGATGGTAGTGTGACTAATGTAGCTGATGATGGAACAGCAACTACAACCAATCCAGATGGAACTCAAACCATAGAACCACCAACTGATCCAGTAGATCCTTGTATTGCACTATACGAAAAAATTGAAGCTCAGGGATATATTGACAATGCAACTGAGCAAAAACTTGCAGAGTATGGATGTCCTCCACCGGATCCAAATATTGACGACTTCACTCCAGTTACCCCAGATATCTGCTCATGACCAGTACAAAAGAAAAAATTGTAAATATTTCTTCACTGATTGAACAGCAGTTACCAGATTTCGTTAGTGAGTCCAATCCCAAATTCGTATCATTTCTGAGTTCATATTATGAATCTCAAGAAATTAAGTATAACTCATTAGATTTAATCACTAATTTAATTGATTATTATAATATTGGAAGCTATTCAGTCAGTAGCTTAACTCAATATACCAATTTACAATCTGCGATCACCAGTACTTCTGGCACAATCACTGTTATTAGCACTCATGGGTTTCCAGCAAAGAATGGATATATTAGTATTAATGGTGAAATAATTTTTTACAAGGAAAAGACTGCAACACAGTTTAAAAATTGTGTTCGTGGTACAGCAGCGTTTATATTTGAAAGTATTCCATATAGTCAGGTTGTATACAAACAAGGTGCTGTAGCATCCTCACATGCATCAGGTTCTCAAGTTGTAAATATTGCATATTATTTTACTCAAGAATTTTTAAGAAGAATTAAATCTGAGATTTCTCCAAATCTACCAGAAGTATTATCAAAAGATTTAAACATAATCACTTTCCTTAAAAATATAAAATCATTCTATTCATCAAAAGGAAGTGAAGAGTCTCATAAAATTTTATTCAGAATTCTATTCAATGATAAAAAGGTAAAGGTACGTTTAACTCCTAGGGGATCTGGTGCATCTATCAACATTGTAAATTATACTGGAAAAATTGATACATTTAACTTAATTTCTGGCGGAACTGAATATTACTATGAGGTAGATGGTAATGGCAATTTAATTTCAGAACCACTTATTGAAGTAGTTGGTTCTGGAACTGGCAAAAAGTTGCCTGGAGAAGTATTTGTTCCAAGTTCTGCACAGATGAAAGTCACTGGAATGACTTCATCTGGTACTATTAATCAAGTTATAGTTGTTAATGAAGGTGAGAATTACATTGGTCCAATTACTGCAAGAATCAGACCTAGAACTTTCATTCAAGACCAAACAATTTATAATGTAGATTCGGAGGGAGTTACCACTGCAACTGCTAAAGTTGATACTTGGGATTCTGGCACAAATGAATTAATTCTGTATGATGTAGTTGGATATTTTAAAATTGATGACAAAATAATCGGTGAAGGTGGAGAAAACCCAAGAGGGTTTATTTCAAAGGCTTATCCAGTAACTGATATCAATAAAGAGGGCAATCCATCTATTGAAATTATATCACAAGACCCATTAATTGAATATCCTAAAAATTACGTATTCAGACCATCCTCTGCAGTATTCTATGAAAGAATATCAATTCGTTGTGAATTAATACCTGCATATAGCTCTGTGACTACTTTAGATAATGTGAACTTAATTGAACTAGTTCAATCTAAAGATATTAGTAATAATATTAAAGGTGCAAATTTAGTTGTAACTGAAATTTTAAAAATAAGTGACAATTTATACGAGTTTGAACTTCAAGAATCATTAAACTACAAAGATTTATACTTACCATCATCTACAGTAGCTACATCTGCAGTAAATAACATAACCGCAACCTCAAATTCTACAATTTCAGTACAATCAACATTTAATTACCCAAAAACTAAGGGTAGGTTATTTGTCAATGGAAAAATTATATCTTATCAGAGTAAAACTGATACTCAATTTTTAAATTGTAAACTAGAAGGTTCTGGATCTGTTAATGTCGTATCAAACAGTGTAGTCCATTTATATGGAAGAACATGCCTTACTTCTGGTGAATTATCCTACTTCATAAAAGGTTATATTAATGGTGATAAAACCTCTTCTCCAGTATTGTTCAGATTGTATGGTCTTCCATCAAGTCCAATAATTGAACAAGGTGGTTCTTTATATTCTCAAAATGTATTTGAGCTACAAGTAGATACACTAAAATTAAATAAAACAATATTACAGTCAAAACAATATTCTGGCGGCGAAGTAACTGAGGTAATACTAGAAAACCCTGGTAATAATTACAAAGTCAATGATAAATTGATTATAGACAATGCCGGAAATATCGGCAACGGATTTTCTGCACAAATTTCTAGTATTAAAGGTAAAAATTTAACTCAATATAATTTTTCAGTAATTAATGATCAAAATTGTATTGTGTTTACCACAAATCAAAACCATGATCTTCAAGTTGGAGATAAGGTAAAATTCAATCAAGTTTTAGGAAATCAAACGATCTTTAGTGTTGTATCCAATACTAAATTTGCTGTAGAGAATACTTTAAATCTGACTAGTTTAAATTTAAATACTCTATCATATATTACCAATTCTGGAACTGCACTAGGACCTATTGCAACTATTAATATTTCAAACTATGGTAAAAATTATGCCAAATTGCCAGAAGTAGTTGGTATAAACTCTCAATCTGGGTCTGGAGCTATCATTCAATTAAATTCTTCTAAAGTTGGTAATATAACAAAGTTTGCGTATGATTCAGTTGGCGATGAATTGATTGGAAATAAAAATACCAAGTATCAACTGAAAATTCCAAGCACTGCAAAAATTATCAATAACTTTGAATTAGACTCCATTGAAGTTGTAAATGGAGGAAATACTTATAACTCAGTGTTAGATAAAGTAAAAGTAAATGGTATAGTTGATTCAAATTATACATTTGAATTGATTGCAGAATCTGGAATTATTAGACAAGTAAATGTAATAAAAAGTAAGTACAACTTAAACGCATTTCCAGAAATTACAATTCAAAGTAATTTTGGTGTTGGAGCGGTATTGAAGCCTGTATTGACAAGAAGAAAACTAAACCAAGGAGATATCTTAACATTTGGATCTCCAGGATCTTCAGTGAAATGTGAAGTTGTTAGTTTTGATGCAAAATCATCCACATTAGAATATAATGTAATTTCTGGAACTATTTCAGATGGAGATGTAATTTATGACTTACTAGGAGTTCCATACGGAACTATTACAAAAATAAACAAGGCATCTGCATATTGCAAGAGATCTCCATATATTAAATATTCACCAAAATTTTTAGACAATCTTGGGTTTATAAGTGATGCTAGCCAAAAAATTATAAACAGTGATTATATTCAAGATTGGTCATATAGTATAGTATCAACAAGGAATACAAAAGAATGGAAGAATGATGTTCTAGATAACACTCACGTATCTGGATTTAGAGTATTTGGCAAAAATAGAATTGAAAATAAAAGAGAATTTTTTGAAACTAAAGAAGAAGTATTTAATAGCTCTGTAATTTTCAAATCTACATTAAGCAATTTAGCCAATATAAATTTAAAGCAATCTAAATCTATTTTACAAAAAATAGCTGTTGTAAATGCATCTTCATTTGCAATCTCAGATGTAATTTATGGTAGCTTTAGTCAATCATATGGAATTATAACCTCATTAAGTGAAAATTATATTGTAGTCAATGTAGTAAGTGATTCTGAATTTGTACTTGGAGAATACATCTTTAAAGTCTCTCCAGAATTTATTCTTGAAAATGATAACATAACAACTTATGGAATTTCATTCTTTAATGGTATTTGTCAAGAACCATTCAATTCATATTATCTAACCGATACTGATTACATACCAAGATTTTTGGTATCTTCAGCAGATAATATAGTATTACAAAAGTTACAAACACAATTTCAAATAGTAGATACTGCTTTAAATGGCAACACAATAATTTTAACAAACAATCTAATTCCAGTAGTACCTACTTCAAAAGATCAACTATTGGTATCTGTAAATGGAGTATTGCAATCATCATCTGCATATTCATTAACACAGAATATTTTGACACTAACTTCAGTTACATTAACTGATGCAGATACATTATTTGTATTATATCATCCACAATTAAAAGCACTGACTTTTACTGGATCAGGAACTACATATACCATAAATTATACTCCAAGTTCTTCTTGCAATTTACTTGTAATTGCAAATGGTGTATATCAAACTCACCTAGCTCCAATTTCTAATTTTACCAGATCTGGAAATCAACTAGTATTTTCCGAATCAATAAATAATCCTTCCATAAATTTAGTTGGTTGGTATATTGATGAGACTGTAGAATGTTCAATCGTAAATATTGGCGATATCAATGATAGAAAAATTATTGATACAAAAGCAGTAGATCTACAGAAATTAACAGAATATTTAGAAACTAATAATGTAAAACATCCAGAATCTTTATATGAAATCTCAAAAGATTTAATCGAAGGCACAGTATACATTCAGAATGATACTGTGTATGGATTTGATACTAATTTTATGTATTCAAATCCAGAATATTCTGATAGTTATGTTGAAGTGTTAGATCCTATTGTTTTTGACGGGACTTCATACCAGTTTCCACTTAGGTACATGAGTGGAAATTCATATACTCCAATAAATGACAAAACTAATTTAGTTGTAAACATAGATGGCAATATACTAGATCCAAAAAAATATAGCGTAACAGGATCTACAATTACATTCCAAAGTTTATATACTTCAGCAAATAAATGCACAATTATTGATTTTTATAGTAATTATGTTGCAAGTACTACTACATCTGCAAAAGGAGTAATTTTAGATGATTTAAATGTAGTTCAAAATAATACTAGACAAACATTTAATTTGTCTGATAGAGGAGTTCCACAGTATGTAAAGAACACTGCAGACATATTTGCAGTGAAGAACCAAATTTTATTGGTTCCAAATTCACAATCCCAATCAGTATCTGGAAATAAAATTACATTGCAAGCTGCACCTACTGCATCAGATGCAGTACAATTATTTTATTTCAATAGGCAGTTGAGTCCTGCAAAAACAAAAAATGTTGTACTAGATACTTTAAGATATCCTGACGGAGTTCAAAAGACTTGGCCGCTTACTAGAAATGGAATTTTATTTACTCCAGTAAGTGTCAATAACTTATTAGTGTGTGTAAATGGTGTATTTCAAAACCCTGGAGTAGACTATACTATTTCTGGTACAACTATCACATTTGATGAAGCTCCAACAGTAATTGATGATATTGTAGTCATCTATTCATACAATAACATCAATCAAAATACTTACATAACTAGCTTTACAGCAATTGCAGAAGTAACTACAGTACCGTTAGGGTTAGCCCCACCTAATGTATATGATTTGCTAGTTTCAAGGAATGGAGTCATTCAAAATCCAACTGAAGATTTTACTGTAGTAGGAACTACTTTAACATTTACTTCTCCAGTCCAGGCATCCGAAATTGTCTTCATAGTGTATGCACATGCATCAGAAGAAATTGGAATTTTAAATGTAAACGGTTCAACTATAACATTATCAACATCCATAACTGCTGGACAGGAAGATGGATTAATAATTTATGTAAATGGTATTCCAAAATTTTATAATAAAGATTATACTATTTCTAATGGTAATACAGTTACATTATTAGATGGAGTTACTGTCGATGTTGGAACAGTGCCATTTGCAATAAAATATGTAACATCATTTATTGCAGATGTAATTGGTGACTATCAAAGTGGTACAAGGACTAAATTTAGATTATTGTACAATCAAGAAAATTTAATCAGTTCTGATATTGCTGGAAATGTTGATATTTTAGTTTCTAAAAATGGAATAATTCAATATCCTGGTGTGCAATATTCAATAACTTCTGAAAGAGGCATGATTGAATTTGCAACACCATTAATTCCAACAGATGTTGTGTTTATGGTCAGAATGTATGCAAATACATTGATTACACTAACACCAACTGGAACTAATTTACAGTATACTCTAAGTCAATCTGTACCAGTGGATCAGAGAGAAAATCTTGTTATTTTTGCATCAAATCAATGGGGCACTGAAGAATTAAATACATTTACGTTTATAAACGCAAATACTATAGCATTCAGTAGTGCTCACACTGGATATATCTTTGGTATTAAATTTGATACCTCTTTCAAGTTACTAGATCAGATACACACTCCATTCAATGGAATCAATACTAAATTTAATTTATTCAAATCTGCAGAGAATTTCTTGCCTCAAGGAACTATTGAAAATAATCAATATCCAGATGAATCCAGTTTAATAGTTGTAAAAGATGGTAAGCTGTTAGATCCTGCAGTAGATTATACTTTACAAGGAGATATCAAGAGTCAAATTCAGTTTGCAGTAGCTCCTAGTTCAAATAGTGAAATATCAGTCAAGTCTGTTGGATCCTTCCTCAAACTAAAGACTATAAATTCTGCATCTGGCACTATATTCAATATTCAAAAAAATGATGATACAGATTATTATCCAAATAAAGACATTGATAGACCTAGAGAATTAGAAAATCAAATTATGGTTTTTAGAAATGGAAATATCCAAAGTCCTTTATATGATTATTATATTGATAATAATCAGTTGGTATTTACATCGCCTGTATCATCAAGTAAGTTAGTAATCCTAGACTTTAGAGGAGTTCCTTCAGATGTAACTGCAAACAGCATTTCTTCTGAAATTTCAATTGGAGACAAAATAATGATTTCTGGAGACCCAGATCTAAAAGTTGTTTCATCTATATTATCACCAACTGTAATGAAAGTTACTTCTTATATTGAACAAGGAAAGACATATATTATTAATGTTTCTGGTAATAATTTTACCACATTTGGCGCTCCTAACAATAACGTAGGCACAACATTTACTGCAACCGGATCTGGAGTATCAACTGGTATTGTTACTTCATTAAGTACTAAAAAGGCATCTGGACTTGTAGTCACTTCAACTATCTCCGGTGGAAAAGTGACTAGTTTTAACATAATAAATGGTGGAAGTAATTATGTAGATCCAGTAATTTTAAGAACCAAAGGAGTTGGATATAACGCCAAGGGAAGTGCTACTGTAGATATTAAGTCTGGCAATAAAGTAGTAGGTCCAGTTGACATTGAATCTGAAGGATACAATCAATATGTTACTCCTGTAGTGGTGCCTACCTCATATTCATATGTGTACAAGCAAATTCCAGTTAGTAAATCTTCAATTCAAATTGCAACAAAATTAGCATCATCAATAAATTCAACTGCAGAAATTATTCCAATTTCAAATTCAAGTAGATTCAAATCTAGTGATATTCAAGTTGTAGTAAATTCTTCATCTGGTTCTGGTGCTACATTTAGACCTTTTGTGAGTAAAGGAAAGATTACCAAAATAGAACTTATAAGTGGAGGTAGTAATTACAATGAGATAGATATTTCTATTGATGTTATTAATGGGGGTGGATCTGGCTGTGTTATTGAACCAGTATTAAATTCTTCTGGAACTATCACTTCCATAAATATAAAGACCACTGGTGAAGGGTATGATAGCTATAAAGTTATCATTGATTCTGAAATAATAGAATATACTACAATTGATACTACCCAATCTACTCCACGTCTATTTGGCTGCACCAGATCCGCAAATTCTACATCACATAATCAAGATGCATTGGTGTATTTTGATGAGTTTATTTAAATAAATAATCATACAAAAGACTAACTATAAGGATAAAACGAATGCCTTCTTTAGTAACTGATAATTTTAGAGTGTTTGCTGCACAACAGTTTATAGAGTCTCTAGAGGAGCCTTTTACTGGAGCAAATCCAGATACAGATTCTTCTAGCAGTGCTCAATCATATAGAAGTAAGATATATTTGTTCATTGGAAGATCTTATAATTGGAACGATCCCAATGGAGCTATCAAAGAAAAGTATGGATCACTTCCAGCCGTAAGTGATCAAACTCCACCAAATCCAGTGGATAACTTGGATGAGCTGAATGAAGTATATGATGATATGATCGCAGTAAAGCGAATTCAAAGAGGTGATGTATCAGAAGTAATTCGTAAAAGAATTTGGCAGTCTGGGGTTGTCTATGACATGTATAGACATGATTATAGTCCATCAAATCCAGCAAAAGCATCATTACAATCAAAATTGTATGATTCTAGCTTTTACGTGATGACCGATGATTTTCGTGTCTACAAGTGCATTTATAATGGACAAACTCCAGTTGGAGGTGCATATCCAAACGGAAAACCATCTACAACAAAACCAACATCAACTACTCCAACTATACAAACTACTGGAGATGGGTATAGATGGAAGTACATGTATACTATTTCAATTACTGATTATATTAAATTTGTATCTACTGATTTCATTCCAGTTAAAATTGAAGCCAGTGTTAGAGACGCTGCCATAGCTGGTTCAATTGATCAGGTATTTGTTCAAACTTATAGTTCTAGTTTAAATATTAATGGTGAAAATTCAGGAACTGTATATACTAAAATAGATGGAAATGGTACTGGTGGAGTTGTATCTGTAACTATTTCCAATGGAGCAGTTACATCTGCATCAGTAGTTAATGTTGGATCTGGATATACATTTGGAACAATTGATTTAACAAAATGTTATGACAACCAAAATTTAACTGGGTCTTCATTCAGTTTAGGATCAAATTCAAGTAGTGTGCAAATAATTCCCATTATTTCTCCTCCAGGTGGACATGGTAGTAATGCCATCTATGAGTTAGGTGGTTATCGAGTAATGATCAATAAAAATATTGAGTTCTTAGATGGTAATGGAGATATTCCAGTCAATATGGAATTTAGACGATTTGGTTTAATTGAGGATCCTAAAATAAGCAATGAAGATTTTGTACAAACTACAGGAACAGTTTGTAAAGCAGTAAAATTTATTAGTAATACTTCAGAAACAACTACATTTTTAAATGGAGACATTATAACTCAAACTAGAATTGATAATGGAGTTACATACGAAGCAAGAGGAAGAGTTATTCATTGGGATCCTATCAATAAAATACTTAGATATTATCAAAATGAATATATCTCAACTTCTCAGACTCAATCTAGCAGTAAAAACAAGTTAATTGCATTCTCTGGAAATGCTGTAATTTCAAATGTCACTGGGTCTGTAACTGCAACTCCAGATTCTAGTTTTACTGGAACTATTGCAGGAATACAATTTTCAAGTGGCTATTTTAGTTCTGAAATAACTCCATACAGTGGAAATATTTTATATGTTGAAAATAGAAAGCCAGTGTTCAGATCAAATGATCAAATTGAAGATGTCAAATTAGTCATTGAGTTCTAAAATAAATAATAGGAAGCACGAAAACTTTGAAGGTTAAATAGATGCAAAATACAGATCTTAGTTTGCAACCATACTTTGATGATTTTGATCCAGGTAAAAAATTCTATAAGGTATTATTCAAGCCAAACTATCCTGTTCAGGCTAGAGAGCTAACAACCCTTCAGTCAATTTTACAAGATCAAATTGAAAAATTTGGGCAACATGTATTTAAAGATGGATCTGTAGTTATTCCTGGCCAAACTGGGTATAATGTTCAATATTCTGCTGTTCTAGTACAACCTACAGTAAATTCTATTAATTTTGAAACTATTAGAGCAAATTTAGTTGGGAAAAATATTAGAGGTTTAACTACAAATGTAGTAGCTACTGTAGTAAACAGTATTGGTGCAGATGAATCAGAAAAATCAACACCAACACTTTACGTAAAATATACTTCATCTGGAAATATTATCAACGGTGTTCAATTTACTAAATTCTCAAGTGGAGAAACACTAGTAGATGAATTTAACAATCCTGTAGCAGTTACCATCACTCAAGGTGCTACAGATTATGTTGGAAGTGCTGCATTTATCACTGAAGGGGTATATTTTATTAGAGGATTTTTTGTAAATGTTCCAGCTCAAACTATAATTCTAGATCAATATTCAAACTTCCCTTCATATAAAATCGGCTTATCTGTTCAAGAATCTATCGTAAGCGCCGAGACAGATTCTACTTTATATGATAATGCAGTTGGTTCTTCAAATTACACTGCTCCTGGTGCAGACAGACTAAAAATAGATGCAGTATTAACTAAACAAGATATTAATTTTGGTTCCGATTCTTCTTTCATAGAATTACTTAGACTTAATAGCGGGAAATTAGTAGAGCAAGTTCAAATTTCAGTATATGATGAGCTAGAAAAAAATCTAGCTAGAAGAACTTATGATGAATCTGGAAATTATACAATTAATGATATTAATTTAAGAATTCGTGAAACTTATAATAATGGCCAAAACAATGGAGTATATAATTTAAATGATAGTCTTCCAGACGGCAAAAAAGTATTAAATAGAACTCCAACCGCAGAAGATGGTAATGCTATAAATGGATTAGATCATTATACTATTGAACTAGATCCACTCAAAGCATATGTAAAAGGATTTGAAGTTAATAACACCAGTAAAAAATATTTAACAGTAGATAAACCAAGATCTTCACTATCCTTAAATAATCAAGGAATATCATCAATTTTTGGCAATTATTTCACACTAAAAGTAAACACTATCAGTGGAATATTTCCAACTGGCGCTAATATTCAGCTATTACGATCAGGAACTCAAATCGGACAATGTAGATCCCTAGGATTGATTTCTGGTGGCAGATTATTTGTTTGTGATATAACAATGTTTTCAATTATCACAACACTTCAAGCTACTCCAAGTTTAGCTGTAGGAGATTTCATCTTTAGTTCTGGTGGGTCTCAAGCAGTTGTCCATGGAGTTAATGGAAATGTAATTACATTAAGACAAACTACTGGAGATTTTACAAAAGGAGTTACATTTACAAATAGCAACAACTCAGAAGTATACACCATAGATGTAGCAGATAATAATTCAATTGAAAACATAACTTCAATTTCAACTTCTGGGGGAGCGTTGGCAGAATTAGAACTTGAAGAAGTTTCTATTTCTGGATCTTCTTTTGGAGTAACCGCCAATGTTTTAACTGGAGTATCCACTAATTTTTCAAAAGATGTAAAAGTTTCAATGAAATTATTGATTGGAACAACGATTTCAACAATATCTTCAATTGCAGGAGAGTCTATTACACTACCTTCAGGAAGTGTATCCAATGGAACTTATTACTCTGTAAAGAAATTAGTACCAAAATTAAAAACTTTCGGAAATAATTTCTTTTCTGCATTCCCAAATACTGTCAAAACTACGTCAGATTTATCATACTATAAAACAGTAAATGAAACTAAAATTGTAGGATCTGGAGGTAGTGTTACTATTTCTACTACTTCAGATTTTTCAATTTCCACTGGAGATATTGGAGTAACTAATTCATCTGGAATTGTTTCTTATACAATAAGTCCAACATCCCAATCAAATAGTATTGGCTTAATTGTATCCAGCACTTTAATTGGTTCTTCTGTATTAGTTACATATAAAGTAAGAGTTAATAATCCAACATTAAAAACAAAGACCTCCAATAAATTTACTCATTTATTGGTAGATAAGCAAAAAAATTCTAGTAATACTAAGTATGGAACTAGAGTATCTGATAAAGAGATTTCACTAAAGTTTTCAGACGTATATAGAATTCATGCTATACATGAAGCTATTTCTTCATCTGATGCACTTACAAATTTACTTGATAGTGTAGTAGTTAATAATTCCAACCAGATAGTAGCTGGTAATATGATATATCATGAAGGTATTAGTGCAAAAGTACTTTCTATCAGTGGAAACACTCTTTATATCAAATACCTGTCATCAAGTAAATTCCCAACCAATCCAAGTCAGCCAATTGAAATTGTAGTTGCTGGGTCATCTAATATTCAAGGAAAATTTGTTACTTCTGCGACTAATGGAAACTACAGAGACATCACAAATAACTTCAATTTAGTTAAGAATGATTCTACTGAGTTTTATAATATTTCCAAATTAGTGAGAAATGAAGGTAGACCAGTTCCAACAAACAAATTTATTGTAATTTTTGATTATTATATCCATTCAAACACATCCAACGATTTTTATACTGCAAATTCATATAATTACGAGGAAGAAAATTTCTCTAGTATTCCTTCAACATATAATGGAATTGCTTATACTGATATTGTAGATTTTAGATATGAAACTTCACCTTCATCAACTACTGGAACTAGTGGAACTTTAGGATCTCCATTTGTAGAATCCAATTCTGTATTTGATATATACTCAAACTTAGCAAACAGGCCAGTTTCTACATTTACCTACCCAGGAGAAATTATAAGTGCAGACTATGATTATTTCTTAGGCAGAATTGATAAAATTTTCCTAGATGAAAATAATAATCTATTAGTATTGAAAGGTTCAGAGTCTAATTTCCCACAGGAACCTCAAGAAGTACAAAACTCTTTACTATTAGCTACAGTGACTATTCCTCCATATATGAAGGATGTGAGTTCTGCTGGCATTACTGTCAATCAGCTAAAGAGATATACTATGAAAGATATCTCAAGTATTGACAAGAGATTAGAAACAGTAGAAAACTTAACTTCTTTAAATTTACTAGAAGTTGGAACTAACAGTCTGTTAGTATTGGATGAATTTGGTAATAATAGATTCAAGACTGGATTTATTGCCGATAATTTTAAAACTACTGATTTTGCAGATTTAAATAACGTCAGATATACTGCATCTATAGATACAGAAAATGCATTAGTAAGACCATACCCATATGCTACCAAGCTTGGAGTAACTTATGATGACGTTTCAACTACCAAAAAAATGGGAGCATTTGTAACTCTTCCATACACCGAAACTGAATATATTAGTCAAACTTATGCAAGTAGAGTAGAAAATCTACAGCCGTTTGAAGTTATTTCTTGGAATGGAGAGATTAATCTTGTACCAAACAAAGATGTTTGGTTTGATACAGTTAGAACAGAAACTAACACTCAGCAACTAGATCTATCCGAACCATTTAGAGCTTTATTTGATCGTACTACAGCACTTGCAGATCAATGGAATAATTGGAATAGAAATATAGTCCCAACACTTGCAGTTAGAGGCGGAACTTTACAAGTATCTCAGACTGGATCTGTTGATAATACATTTGCAACGTTTACTCAAGATATTGAAGTTGGGGATAGTATTAACAGTATTCAAGTGAATAGATTTGTTCGCTCTAGATTATTATATCTACAAGCTGCAAAACTAAAAGCTAATACTGTAATGCATTTATTTGTAGATGAAATTTTACACGATGAAATGATATTCCCACTTGATATGGTTGATATGACTGAAAGATCAGGTGCTTTTGTAGTTGGAGAAACTGTATACTTATCCAATAGAAATACAGTACTTAGTCCAGCAGAGTCAAACATTATAGAATCAGTTGTTATGAGTTCTCCTCTAGGACAATATACTTCATCAAGTACATATCTATCAATACAACCACCAACTACAGTAGATACAACTCAATTAAACCCAATTATATTAGGATCAACGTATTATGTTATTGGGGAAACTTCTGGGGCTGTTGGAAAAGTAACTTTAGTTAATTCAAATAGAGTAAAAACAACTGCAACTGGTGCATTAGAAGCTTTTGTAATTATTCCACCCGAAACTTTTGAAACTGGAAAACTATCAATTAAACTTTGCGATCAAATTACTGGCACTTCAATATATGGTATAGCTGAAACTAGTGCGGTTACCACTTATGATACACTGGGAACTACTGTAAACTTGACTAGTAATGTATTGTCTCTAGATTTACCAGAAATTTCATCTGGCCCAATTAGAGGAACTACAGTACAGTTTATCCCATTCCCACCACCACCACCAGCTCCTCCAGGACCTGCACCAGGACCAGACCCAGTAGCACAATCTTTCTTTATTAGTTCAGAGGGTGGAGTATTTTTATCTTCAATTGATTTATATTTCCAATCAAAAGATTCATCAACTCCAGTATCTGTAGAAATACGAACAATGGAAAATGGCACTATTACAAATACAGTAGTTCCAAATTCTATTTCTATTGTAAAACCAGCTGATGTGAAGGTTTCTAACGATGCATCATTAGCAACTAAATTCACATTCCCATCATTAGTTTATTTAAATCAAGGTACTTATTATGCGTTTATTGTAAGAAGTGATTCTAAATTATATAAGATGTGGATTTCAAGGCTTGGTGAACAAGACGTAACTACTTCATATGCTATTGATAAACAACCATATTCTGGCTCTCTCTTCAAATCTCAAAATATGTCTACTTGGTCACCTGATCAATTTGAAGATGTTAAGTTTGTGATGAATAGAGCAAAATTTAATACAAACTCAACTTATACATGTGTATTAAATAATGATTTAGTGCCAGATGTAAATCTCATTCAAAATCCATTAAAACTATATTCAAATTCAACAACTATTGAAGTGTTCCATCCAAATCATTGTATGCACACTACTCAAAATTATGTAAAAATTTCAAATGTATCTTCAGATGCACCTACAACAACTTTAAATACATCTATTCCAACTGCATCATTTACTGGAAATATTACAGTGGGTACTGCAGCATCTACTACATGGGAAACTATTAATGGATCTCCAGTAAGTGCATCAAATCCTGGTTATGTAATGATTAATAATGAAATTATGAAATATACAGCAAAATCGGGAAATACATTAACTATAACAGAAAGAGGACTTAACGGAACAACTGCAACTCCACATGCGATTAATTCAATTGTGATGTGTTATTCTTTAAATGGAATTCCACTAATTGAGATCAATAAAGTTCATAAAATAACTGAAGTTATTGACTTTGATAACTATAAAATTTCAACCGTAAGCAAGTCATCTTCTGAATTGAGAACTGGTGGTGATGTTGTAAAAGCATCTAGAAATATTCAATACGAAGAATTATACCCAGATCTAAACAGTTTAGTACTCCCATCCACAAATATTTCAATGACATTATCCAGTATTACTGGAAGCCCTCTATATGGATCAGCAAACTCATTTGCACAACTTAATCAAGAATCTGTTGAAAATAAGCAGTATTCTAGAATGAATACATCTAGATTAATTGCATCTGCACCAAACACATCAGTTTATTTCCCAGGATATCCACATACATTAAAATTAAATGTGAATATGTCTAGTGAACTGGATAACGTAAGTCCTGTATTAGAATTATATGGTTCTTCAATCAATACTGTTTCAAATAGATTAAGTAAAAAACTTCTCAATAATACCACTGATGTATCTGCAGAGTTGACTCCTTCATCTGGATTCTACTCATCATACATAACAAAGAAAGTTACTTTACAAGGTGTATCCACATCAGTTAAAGTATTCTTAGATGCCGTCAGAACACAAGGACTTAATGGCAACTATTCTGATATCAAAGTATTCGTTAGAACTTTAGGTGATGGCAATTTAGGTAAATTTAATGAGACTGGCTATGTAGAAGTTCCTGCAATAACATATCCAAAGTCTGCAAATTCAAATGATTATAGGGCATTTGAATTTGAATTGTCTGGAATATCCGAGTTTAAAGAATACAGCATCAAAGTTTGTATGATAAGTGACGATCAAACCAATAATATAAAAATTAGAAACTTTAGAGCTATTTCACTTGCGGTCTAAAAATATGGCAAAAATAATGGTAGATGGACATCCAGGGTTATACCGAGATACTGAAAGTGGTGCTATAATAAATGACAGTACATATGAGTATGAAACTTATATGAAAAGTTATCAAATGAGACAGAATAAATTTCAAAAAATTGATAACATTGAAACTGATCTACATAATTTAAAAACTGAATTGGCTGAAATTAAATCTTTGCTACTAAAATTAAATGAACGAACTACCTCTAACTAAACAGTTTACTCTTCAAAAAATTTATAATGATATAGACACATTAAACGAAGAGGACGCTAAAAAAATAGCAAAGGAATTTGCTAGATTATATCATATGCAGCAGCATGTAGTTATGAATTTACTCATAAAAAAATAGAAAGAAAAAGGTCTTCGTATAAATACTAGGGAGACCTCTCTATATAAATATTTTTAAATGGCAGCTGTAAAAAATCTGTATGTTGACCAGGGCTCTGATTTCAATGCTCAGATCACAATTTATGATGATGATAACAATCCGTGGAATTTAACTGGGTACACTGGTCAAGCTAAAATAAGAAAATCTTATTATAGCACAACTTCGGTCAACTTTACGGTATCTTTTGCTGTTGTTAGAACTACTGGAACTGTAATTCTTGAATTGTCTTCTTCTCAAACCTCTGCGTTAGAGCAAGGAAGATATCTATATGATGTAGTTCTTACCAATTCTGTTGGTAAAAAAACTAGGGTAATAGAGGGAATTGTTACTATCAATCCTGGAGTAACATGAAAACAAAAGTAACGGTTTCAAATCAGCCACAAGTAATAACTGTTGCACAAAATGCAGCACAAAAAATTTCATCATTAAGTGATGTCGATGCATTAAATGCTCAGCATGGAGCCCTTTTACAATATGATGCCACTGTTGGGGCTTGGGTTGCTTCTAATATTATAGAACGTAATGGTCTAACCATTAATTGCGGTAACTACTAAACCATCAGGGAAACAGAAATGGCAACTATCATTAAAATTAAAAGATCCTCTGGAACTGGACAACCAAACCTTGGACAAGGTGAATTAGGTTATTCCTGGGGGTCTACTACTTATACCGATGCTCAGAATGCAACGGTTGCATCTTATGGTAAGATGTACTTGGGTACTGGAACTGAGACTGGAGGTATTGCTGCTAATATTGAAGTCATTGGAGGTAAATACTTCACTGACATGCTTGATCACGGGCACGGGACTCTAACTGCTAACTCTGCACTGCTAGTAGACTCTGCCAAGAAAATTAATGAATTTTATGTAGATAATCTTGGGTTTGATGGAAATACAATTTCATCAACTAATGTAGACGGAGATATTAATTTTGATCCAAACGGGGCAGGTGAAATTGTCGTTCCTGATGACACTTACCTAACCTTTGGCACAAGCAAAGATACCAAAATTAAATATGATGAAGCTACTGATGATCGCCTAGAGGTTACAGGTGCAGATTGGAATTTTGCAAATGGTGTTGCAATCAGTATTAGTGATACCACTGCATCATCTTCTGCAACTACTGGTGCATTAGTAATTGCTGGTGGTATTGGAATCGGAGAAGATTTATATGTTGCTGGATCAGCATATATAGGAACTCTTGCTTCTCCTTCAGATTTCACCGTTTCTGGAGATCTCACCGTACAAGGTGGAGATATTAATGTAACTCAAGTTGCTACAGATATTAATATAAAAGATAATACTGCAGGCGCTTTAATTATTAAAGAAGGTGTAAATGAGTATATTAATATTACTACAACTGATGGCGGAGAATTAATAACCTTCTCTACTGCAAATTTAGATATTGATAGAGACCTTAATATTGATGGTGGAGATTTAACTACCAATCAAACTGGATTTAACTTATTAAACACCAATGCTACCACAGTAAATGCATTCGGTGCTGCAACCACCATCGAGATTGGTGCTGCAAGTGGAACCACCAACGTTAATAACAACTTAGTTGTTGATTTAGATCTAGAAGTAAAGGGTGGAGATCTAACTACAAATCAAACAACATTTAACCTATTAAATTCCACTGCTACTACTGTAAATTTTGCAGGAGCAGCAACTACTATCGAAATTGGTTCCGCTTCAGGAACCACTAACATCAACAACAACCTTGACGTTGATGGTGACGTAAATATTGATGGTGGAGATCTAACTGTTTCCACTGCAACTTTTAACCTAGCTAATGCCAATGCCACCACAGTAAACGCATTTGGTGCTGCAACTACTATTGAAATCGGTGCTGCAACTGGCACAACCAACATCAATAATAACCTTGACGTTGATGGTGATGTAAACATTGACGGTGGAGATTTAACAGCTTCTACCACAACATTTAACTTAATCAATACAAATGCTACTACTGTAAATTTTGCAGGGGCAGCGACAACTATTGAGATTGGTTCTGCAAGTGGAACCACTAATATCAATAACAATCTTGATGTTGATGGTGATGTAAACATTGATGGTGGAGATCTAACTGTCTCAACTACTACTTTTAACCTTGCAAATACAACTGCAACAACTGTAAACGCATTTGGTGCTGCAACAACCATTAATTTTGGTACTGCTGCTACTACAACTGATTTTGGAGATCTAAAAATAAATGGATCTACAATTTATGGAGATACTAATGGCCAAACTATTACCCTTGACCCTTATCCTGCTGGCGGAGATGCTGGTGGTGATGTCGTTGTACGAGGCAACTTCAAGGTAACTGGTACAACTACTACTGTAAATTCTACAGTAATGACAGTTAATGATCCTATCTTCACTCTTGGAGATGCGATCAGTGAAAAGGTGCTGACTGCATCTGCTGCAAATGGAGCAACAACTTTAACTTTAGATAATACTACAGGATTGAATACTGGAGATATTATTAGTGGAAATGCTAACATTACTGCAGGAACAACAATTACGGTTACATCTGGAACTCAAGTAACTCTAAGTAATCCTCTAACTGGTGGTATTACATCTGGCACTGATCTAACATTTACTCAAGGTGCAGATGACAATATGGACCGTGGTATCGAATATAGATACTATCGTGATAATCTAAAAACTGGCTTCTTTGGTTATGATGAATCTGGAATTAGTGAAGATGTAGTAACATACTACTTCACATACATCCCAGATGCTACTAATAGCGGAAACGTATTTAGTGGAACAAGAGGCAGTGCATACTTCAAAACTGTAAAGTTAGATGATGGTGTTACTAATGGTATTCCATTCTTTGATGCATACAAGAGAGTGACTAGCACTGTTGCAGCAGGAACCAACGATGCAACAACTTCAAACCAAATTCTAACTGTAAATGGTTCTGGAGTTCCAGTTTGGACCACAACTCTCGATGGGGGAACCTATTAATCATTAATTGGAGAAAATTATGAATCAAGATGAAATCAACAATTTGCTATCTGTGATGCAAAAGAAAATCAATGAATTGACATCACAAAATATTATGCTTGAGGCTAAAGTAATTTACCTCAATAACATTATTACTAAGATGAATGCAGAGTCTTCAGTATCCGATGGAGGAGCTTTTGGTGAAGACTCTGCATCTGTCCAAAAAGAAGCTTCCAAATCTAGAAGGTCAGCATAATGGCAAAACCAAGTAGTAGAGTACAATTAAAAGAATATTGTCTTCGTAAACTTGGAAAACCAGTGATTGAAGTCAATGTGGATGACGATCAGATTGAAGATCTCATCGACGACACAATTCAAATCTTTAATGAAAGAGCCTATAATGGCATGGAAAGAATGTACTTAAAGTACAAACTTACTCAAGAAGATATCGACAACGGCAAAATACGAAATTTTACTACTACTAAAACTGATACCAATGATTCTGATTTATCTAGAACTTTAAATTTTGAAGAAGGAAGAGGATATCTAACAGTTCCAGATCATGTTATTGCAGTGCAAGGCATTTTTAAAGTATCAAATGCTTTTGTCAATAACATGTTTGGTTTTAGATATCAGTTCTTTCTAAACGACTTTTATAATTTTTATTCATATGATATTATGAATTATTATATGGTCTTGACTTACCTGGAAACACTAGATTTTATGTTAGAAGGTAATAAAGATATTCGTTATAATAAAGTTCAAAATAGATTATATATTGACCTTGATTGGGGAATGCAAACCAAGGATGATTTTATTGTTATTGATTGTTATAGAGCATTAGATCCAAACGAGTTTAATAAACTTTATAATGAAATTTGGGTGAAAAAATATTTAACCTCACTTATCAAAAAGCAGTGGGGACAAAATCTATCTAAATTTGAAGGAATTCAAATGCCAGGTGGAGTGACTTTCAATGGTCGTCAACTATATGATGATGCATCTGGAGAGTTGGATAAGCTATACGAAGAACTTCTAAGTACATATGAACTGCCACCACTTGATATGGTAGGATAATGAAAAACGTTTATTTTTCCCACGGAACATCATCTGAACAGAGACTCTATGAGGATTTAATCATTGAGTCTCTGAAAATTTATGGTTTTGATGTTTATTACTTGCCAAGAGAATTTTCAGATGATGATAGATTGTTTAGGGAAGATCCACTTGCATTGTTTGATGAAAATTACATGATCGAAATGTATCTTTCCAACTACGAAGGATTTTCTGGAGAAGGATCTTTATTAACTAAATTTGGAGTACGTATTGCAGAAGAAGCAACATTTATCATTTCAAAAAGAAGATGGGAAGATTTAATCTCATCATCAAATAATTTACTCACCAACGAAAGACCTAATGAAGGTGATGTAATTTATTTCCCACTTACAAATCAACTATTTCAAATTAAATTTGTAGAGCACAATAAGCCATTCAGGCAGTTGGGGCAGATTGCAACATATCAATTAGTATGTGAAGTAATGGAAGATTCCAGTGAAAGATTTGAAACTGGAATTGATGAAATTGATAAAATCAGAAGAGATGAAGGATATTCTATTACGTTTAAACTTACAGATGGCCTGAAACAAATTAATGTTCTAAGTGGAGGAACTGGATATACTGCATCTGGAACTACCATAACTTTTGGTCCTGTTAATGGAGCTTCTGGTGCTCAAGCTGCTGCTACAGTTTCTGCAGGAGTAATTACAGGAATTAAAGTTATTCAACCCGGAAGTGGATATACGTCTGCACCTGCAGTAATCATTTCTGGTGCTGGAAATGGAGCTACTGCACAAGCTGTATTGGCACCAAAAGGAACTTATAAATTTGAAGAAATTGTAACAGGTTCTATAAGCGGAGCTAAGGGAAAAGTTATAAGATATGATGTAACAAATAAAGAGCTTGAGCTTATAGATATAGTAGGGAAGTTTCTAGATGGAGAAACTCTAATCGGAGAAACTAGTAATGCAGAGTGGGTAATCAATACCTTTAGCTCTATTGAAAATGAAAATGATGACTTCAACGAAAACAAATGGTTTGAAGATGAAGGTGACCAAATTATCGACTGGTCTGAAAAAAATCCATTCGGTGAATATTCAAATATGGGAGAATTTTAATGTTAGGCACACATTTTTACAACGAATCAATTCGCAAAACAATTATTGGATTTGGTACTCTATTCAATAATATAGAACTTAGAAGAAAAGACAAAGATGGAGTTGTTAAACAATCCATTAAAGTTCCTTTTGCATATGGTCCTGTTGAGAAATTTTTAGCAAGAATTGAAGCAGATCCAAATTTAGATCAACGAAGACCTACTCAAATTCAGCTACCTAGAATTGCATTTGAGTTAAAAGGAATCACATATGATCCCGCAAGAAAGTTAGGACCAACTCAGGTGTGCAAAACTCCAAAGAATGGAGAAACTAACATATCATATTCACATTATATGCCAGTTCCATATAATTTGGATTTTGAGCTTGCTATCATCAGCAAAAATAACGACGATGCTGTTCAAATTTTAGAACAAATTTTACCTTTCTTTCAGCCATATTTTTCAATTACGATCAATATGGTTGCAGAAACAGATGAGAAGAAAGATATTCCAATTTTACTAAATGGTGTAACTATTCAAGATGATTATGAAGGAGATTTCACCACCAGAAGAACTATTATTTACACTCTAACATTTACTGCAAAGTCATATATTTACGGACCAATTACAACTTCAGATATAATCAAAAAGGTCAATGTTGATATTGGTACTGCAATTAATGCCAACAGGTATGTAACATATAGTGTAACTCCAAAAGCATTAGAAGATAATAATAACGATGGAATTATTAATACTTTAGATGATGCTTTAGTAGAAGCAGATGATGACTTTGGATTCAATGAACTTTGGACTGAATAATTATGTCAACATTCGATAACCTAGATGACACTTTTAATATTGTCCCTCAAGATACAGTTTCCGAAACAGAAATTGTAAAACTTGAAGATGATATAAAAGATATTGAAAAAGATTATGAATATAGTAGAGAACAATTATATAATTTAATTGGAAAGGGTCAGAAAGCAATTGATGGCATCATGGATGTAGCTAGAAATAGTGATCACCCAAGGGCATATGAAGTTGCATTTCAGGGCATTAAAAACATTGCCGACATGACCGATAAATTAATTGATTTGCAGAAAAAGATGAAAACTATGGATGAAGATTCATCTATGAGAAAAGGTCCATCTACTGTAAATAATACTATGTTTATTGGAAGTACTGCAGAACTTCAAAAGTTTCTAAAGCAATCAAAAATAAATAATACAGAAGAATAGGAGTATCTTAATGTCTGTTTTAAAAGTTGTACAAAATATTGCAGCTGTATCTTGCACGGGGGGAAATGCAGCTCAATCTTCTGCAGTTATTGTAAGAAGTGGAATTTATCGCTTTACTGCTGATGCATCTGATGCTATTCATGTGGCTTGGGGTGGAAATCCAACTGCGGTAGATGGGAATGATTTTCATATTCCAAAAGAACAGTCAGAACTAGTTAAGTGTGCCACTCCAAAAAGAGTACAAATTATCTCTATTGATAAAGGTGCTACAAATACTGTATTGAATCTAAATTTAGGTGGCGGCAGACCAGGACATCCATTTGTTGTTGGAGACTACGTAACACTAACTGGATCTTCTGTTGCAGCTTATAATACAGGAATTGCACACCTTGCCGTAACTGCAGTAACCGATACCAGCATTACAGTAGCATTAGATTCATCTGCATATGCAAATTTTACTGGAACTGCAACTCTAAATAATTCAATTAAATTCTCAGTAAAACCAGATGGTAATGGTGCTGCTGTTGGTCATGTTACTGAAGTTCAAATAGTAGGTGGGTAATGGCTAAACTGAGAGTTCCTACAGAAAAGGAAATTGCCAAAAAACATGGCGTTTCTGTTGATTACGTTATTAGACAGGCAGAAGTCGGTTCTACTGTAGAAAGAGAGCACGTAACAACTCACCAAGAGGCTTATGGAATTGCTCTCCAGCATATTGCTGAGTTTCCAGATTACTACAAGCATTTACTAAAAATGGAAAAGAAATTAAAGGGAGAATGGAAAAACGGCAAGAAAGCTGTTAAAGAAGAAAAAGAGGAAGTTAGATATTGCCATATATGTGAAAAACCAGAAAAGAAATCTGAATGTTCATATGGTCCTAGTGCATGGGAAATGAATACCAGTCTTTTGAACATGCAAGAAGATCATAAAGAAATTGCTTCTGGCAAAATCAAAGATCACGAAGGTTACATGGCAAACCTTGAAATGGATCAAATGGAAAGATCCATTGAAATGCTTCGTAAAATTATTCGTAAATCAAATCAACAGCTTCCTGCATGGGTCCAATCAAAAATTACACGAGCTGCAGATTTTATTGATACCGCAGCAGAATATCTGTCATCTGATGCAAAAATTAGTGAGCAGAAATCTTTCTCTCAGTTTATGAATGAGGCAGATAATGTAAGTTTCCAAATTGGTTCTGGACATAGTGCTGCTAGAAGACAAGCAAAGATTAGAAATCTTGCAGATAGAACAACAAGTGCAGGAGAGCAATCTGCAGCAAAAGCAAAATTAAAAGGTCCTGAATGGAAAAAACCAAAGTTAAATACTGAGGGGGCTGCTTGGACAAAAAAGTCTGGTAAGAGTCCTAGTGGTGGACTCAACGAAAAGGGAAGACGTTCATATGAACGTGAAAATCCTGGATCTGATTTAAAACCACCTCAACCAGAAGGAGGTCCACGGAAAAAATCATTCTGTGCAAGAATGGGAGGCAATCCTGGACCAATGAAAGACGAAAAGGGCAGACCAACAAGAAAAGCATTAGCTCTGCGTAAATGGAAATGTTAATTTAAATAAAATATTATGAGTGAAAGATCTAGTTATAAAGGTAATCCTAACCTCAAACCTTCTAACGTACAAATACAATTTACTTCCGAACAGTTAGAAGAGTATTTGACATGTCAAGAAGATCCAATTTATTTTGCAAAAAAATACATCAAAATTGTTTCTCTTGATGAAGGTCTAGTCCCATTTAAAATGTGGGACTTCCAAGAAAAATTGATTGACAATTTTCATAAGCATAGATTTAATATCGCAAAGCTTCCAAGACAGACTGGAAAATCAACTACGGTTGTTTCCTATCTGTTACATTATGCTTTGTTCAACCCCAACGTAAAAATTGCAATTCTTGCAAACAAAGCAGAGACCTCAAGGGAACTTCTATCCAGATTGCAGTTATCATACGAAAACCTACCCAAATGGCTACAGCAGGGCGTGGGTTCTTGGAACCGTGGATCCCTGGAGCTAGAGAACGGATCTAAGATTATTGCTGCTTCCACTTCATCATCTGCTGTCCGAGGAAACTCTTTTAACATCATCTTCCTTGACGAATTTGCGTTCATTCCAAATCACATTGCAGAACAGTTTTTCAGTTCTGTATATCCTACTATTTCATCTGGTAAGACTACCAAAGTTATTATCATCTCCACTCCAAATGGAATGAACATGTTCTATAAGTTCTGGCATGATGCAGAACGAGGAAAGAACAGTTATACCCCACTAGAAGTTAATTGGTGGGATGTTCCAGGAAGAGACCAGAAGTGGAAAGAAGAAACTATTGCAAACACTTCTCAACGACAGTTTGAGCAAGAATTTGAATGTACCTTCCTAGGATCTGTTGATACTTTAATCAATCCAAATAAACTTCGTGCAATGGTTTATGAAGATCCATTGAAACGAAGTGGTGGATTAGACGTATACGAAGACCCAATAGATGGTCATGATTATGTAATGACCGTTGACGTTGCTAGGGGAGTTGGAAATGATTACTCTGCCTTCGTGGTAATGGATGTCACTACAATCCCTTATAAAATGGTAGCAAAATACAAGAATAATGAGATAAAACCCATCCTCTTCCCCAATATCATAGATACAGTCGGTAAAAACTACAATAATGCCAATATATTGGTTGAGGTCAATGATATCGGTGGACAGGTGGCAGATATCCTACAGTTTGATCTGGAGTACGATAATTTGCTGATGTGTGCCATGAAAGGTCGTGCTGGCCAGATAGTTGGAACTGGATTTTCCAACAAGGCACAATTGGGAGTGAAGATGACCAAGGCAGTCAAAAAGTATGGATGTGCCAACCTAAAAGCAATGATTGAAGATGATAAACTTTTAGTTCCAGATTATGACATTATTAGTGAATTGACCACATTTATTCAAAAGAGTGATACTTTTTCTGCAGAAGAAGGTTGTAATGATGACTTGGCAATGTGTCTCGTAATTTTCTCTTGGTTATCTACTCAACCTTACTTTAGAGAGCTTACATCAAATGACGTTAGGAAAAGAATTTTTGAAGATCAAAGAGAGGCTATTGAACAGGATATGGCTCCATTTGGTTTTATATTGGATGGCTTGACGGATACCGAAACTACATTCGTAGATACTAAAGGAGATTATTGGACTGCAGCTACAGATGATAAGTGGAATGTTGATGAATATGGTGATATGGCTTATATGTGGGAATATAAGTAGTTCAAAATATAAAGATAAATAAATAGTTTTGAGAAAAAAAATCTCATAGAGGTAATAAACATGGCGTTTGCTTCACCTGGAGTATCTATTAAGGAAATTGATTTAACTCCTACAATTAATGTATCCGATCAAAATGTTGCTGCAATTGTAATTGCAGCAGAAACTGGTCCTGTAGATACTGTAACCTACATTACTAGTGAAAAGGAATTGGTAGATACATTTGGTACACCAAATAACGATAACTATGAGTCTTGGTTTGCTGCATTAACCATCATTCAGTATGGTGGAATTGCTGCGGTAGTAAGACCAACAAGTTCAAGTATTGTATTAAATTCTTCATCTGATGCAGGATTAAGTTCTTTCATTATTAAGAGTAAATTTGATTACGATAACTACACTGGAACTGCATTTAAATTTGCAGCAAGATCTGCTGGAACAAAATTAAATTCTTTAAAAGTAGTTGCAGTTGATCATGGTGCAGACCAAATTATTACTTATACTGGTGCAGATCCTACAGTCTCAGCAGGAGATGCCATTGTAATTAAAAAAGGCAGCACTACTGTAGGAACTGGCTGGATTTACAAGTCAAGCACTACAGATAATACTCTTCATATCATTTTAAATGATAGTACAAAGAGAATTCCAACTTCAGATGATCCAACCAATGGGTATCCAGCATATAGCATTACCGACAATGCAGGAACCCCAGTAACTTTAATTGCAGCTGGTGCAATCAGTGCAGCGCCAGATAATAGTTATTACGACACTCTTGAGTATGCATCTGGACTAAAATGGAGAGATGTTGCTCCTCAGCCAGGAACATCTTCTTCTGTTGCTTCTAAAGGCGGCAAATTTGATGAAATGCATATTGTAGTATTAGATGAAGATGGAGTTATTACTGGTACTCCAAATTCAATTCTTGAGAAGTATCTATTTGTTTCCAAAGCAAAAGATGCAAGCACTCTAGATGGTTCATTAGTATACTTCCATACTGCAATTGCAGAAAGATCCAAGTATGTATTCCCAGGTCACTCAACCGGAATTGATTTTGTTGGAACTTCTAAAATTAATTTAGAAGGTCAAACAAATGCAGTGATTGGCGAAACAAATAGTTCAAATAAGGTATTCTCGCCAATTTCTAGTTCAAACTCTCCAGTTATCGGATTTAGCTTGAGTGGTGGAACAGATTATAATTTCACTGGTGATACAGTTGATGTAACAGCTGCAATAGACAATGGATATGAACTATTCAGAGATTCTGAAAGTTTCAATGATATTGATTTCCTAATCCCTGGAACTATAAGTCCAGATAGAGCAGCTAAGCTTATTGATATTGCAGAATCAAGAAGAGATTGTGTAGCTGTAATTTCTCCAAGAAGATCAGATGTAATTAATAGTTCTACCAGTGCTGTTAAAACTGAAAACATTGTAGATTTCTTCAGTGGAATTGCAAGTAGCTCATTTGCAATGTTCGACTCTGGTTATAAGTACATCTATGATAAGTTCAATGATACTTATCGTTACGTCCCATGTGCAGCAGATGTTGCTGGTCTTTGCATCAATACCACTATTAATTCCGAGACTTGGTTCTCTCCTGCAGGATATAATAGAGGAAATCTGAGAAATGCAACTAAGCTTGCATATTCACCAAAGCAATCAGAAAGAGACAGACTTTATACCAATAGAATCAATCCTATCGTTTCATTCCCTGGACAAGGTATTGTTTTATTTGGTGATAAGACTGCACTATCTTCTCCTAGTGCATTCAATAGAATTAATGTTCGTAGACTATTCATCGAACTTGAAAAGAATGTTGCAAGATTCTCTAAATTCCAGTTGTTTGAAGTAAATGATGAGGTAACTAGAAGTTCCTTCAAATCTGCTGTTGAACCTTATTTAAGAGGTGTTCAAGGAAGAAGAGGTATCTATGATTTCCTTGTGGTGTGTGATGAAACCAATAATACTCCAGATGTCATTGACAGAAATGAATTTAATGCTGAAATTTATGTGAAGCCTGCAAGAAGCATCAACTTCATCACAATTACCTTTGTTGCTACAAGAACTGGCATTTCCTTCGGCGAACTAACTCAGTAATCATTTTTCGCAAACCATCTAGGAGAACACAATGGCTAAGAGTATTTCAGATTTCAAATCATATTTAAAGAAAGGTGGGGCAAGACCTAATCTATTTCTAGTTAGATTAAATTTCCCACCTCAACTAAATCAAATTGGGGATGTTGGTGGACCAGCATCAACTTCATCACCAAATTTAACCACTCAAGCTGAATTTCTTGTAAAAACTGCTCAAATCCCAGCATCAAACATTGGAACTATCGAAGTTCCTTTCCGTGGAAGAATGCTTAAAGTTGCTGGAGATAGAACTTTTGAACCATGGTCAGTTACTATAGTAAATGATGGTAGTTTTGAAATTCGTAAAGCTTTTGAAACATGGTCAAGAGGAATTAATGCTTTAACTGAAAACGTATCTCAGTTAGGGTATGGTGCAAATGGTGGAGCTTCATATTGTGCAGATATGACAGTATTCCAACTCAGCAGAGATGGTCAGACACCTTCCAGGGGTCCAGACTCAACTAATGCAGGAAGTGACAGTAATGTAGAAACCATTCGTGCATATAAATTTTATGATGCATGGCCTTCTGCAATTTCATCTATTGATTTATCATTTGAAGCAAATGATCAGATTGAAGAATTCACTGTAGAGTTCCAATATAACTTCTTTGAAGTAACCAAGGACAGAGTTTGATAATAAATACATAAAAGAGTTATAGGATTATTATGACGCAACTATTTGGTTTCTCTATTGAAGACAGAAAGAAGAAACCAGCCAAGGCGTTTTCACCAGCGCCTCCTAATGATGATGATGGCACCTCCGTAGTAGCGGCAGGTGCCTATTTTGGTCAGTATCTAGATCTAGATGGCGTTGGCCAACATAATAATGAATTTGAGCTGGTTAGAAAATATAGAGAAATTGCATTACATCCAGAGATTGATAGTGCTATTGATGATATTATCAATGAAGCTATTAGTAGTGATTTGGATTATGCTCCAGTATCTGTAGAGCTTTCTACACTGCAAGCAAGTGATAAAATTAAAAAATCAATTAAAGAAGAATTTGCTAATATTTTACGTCTTTTAAATTTCGATAAAAAGTGCCATAATATTTTTCGTCGCTGGTATATTGATGGCAGATTATATTACCATAAAATTATTGACTTTGATAAACCAAAAGAAGGTATCAAAGAACTTAGATATATTGACTCTTTAAAAATCAAAAGAGTACGAGAAATTAAACGACAAAAAAACGTAGACTCTCTCACTACAATGGAGGGTCAGAAATATGATTACGGTGAGTTTATTGAATACTACATTTATTTTCCAAGAGGTTACAAAGGTTCCGATGCAAATGGTATCAAAATTTCTAATGATGCTGTAACTTATGTTCCTTCTGGACTATTTGATCATAACAGAAATATGGTCTTGAGTTATCTATACAAGGCTATTAAATCTGTCAATCAACTCCGAATGATTGAAGACTCACTTGTAATTTACAGACTTTCAAGAGCACCAGAACGTCGTATTTTTTATATCGACGTAGGTAATCTGCCTAAAGTGAAGGCAGAACAATATCTACGTGAAGTTATGGGTAGATATAGAAATAAAGTTGTATATGATTCTGCAACTGGTGAAATCAGAGATGACAGAAAGCATATGAGTATGCTTGAAGACTTTTGGCTACCTCGTCGTGAAGGTGGTCGTGGTACAGAAATTACCACACTCCCAGGCGGACAGAACCTAGGAGAACTAGAGGACGTTAAGTATTTCCAAAAGAAACTTTACAAATCTCTCAATATTCCTCTCTCAAGACTAGAGCAAGAATCTTCATTCACCATCGGAAGAACTAACGAGATCACTAGAGACGAACTTAAATTTGCTAAGTTTGTTGGTAGACTTCGTAAGCGTTTTGGTGATCTATTCCATGATCTTCTCAGAACTCAGTTAATTTTAAAAGGAATTATTACTGCAGATGATTGGGAAGAAATGAAAGAATATATTCAGTACGATTATATTTTTGACAATCATTTTAATGAATTAAAAGAATCTGAAATCTTAAATGATAGACTCAATATTGTAAATCAGGTTGAGCCATATTTGGGCAAATATTTCTCAGTAGAATATGTTCGCAGACAAATTCTAAAACAAACTGATGATGAAATTGAAGAGATTGATATGCAAATTGAAAAAGAGAAAGAAGTTGGAATTATCCAAGATCCAAATCAAATGATGATGGATCAGCAAGGTATGTTGCCTCCAGGTCAAGACCAACAGGTACAACCTGATGTAGCTGCATCTGGAGAAGCTGGCCCAGCAGGAGGCGGAATTAATAGTCAATTTAAAGACTTTATCGCTCCATCTGATTATGGAAAAGGTAAATTTTAATAAATAGTTATTGTAATTTTCATATATTATTGAGGTTTTTATGTCTTTGTCACAAGAAATTGTTGACAGCATTATTGCTAGAAACAATGTTAATGCAAATGAAAAAATTTATGATACTCTGTTTGGTCTTGCCTCAGAAAAGATCGGAATGAGAAAAGTTGAACTTGCTCAGAATATGTTTGCAACAGGAAACTATGAAGATGAGGATGATTATTATGAAGAGGACGACTCTGTAGTTGAATATGAGGATGACGATGAATATGAAGAAGATGTACCAGAAGAAGAGTACGAACAATGAAACTAATCACAGAAACTATCGAAGATATCAAAGTTATCACTGAAGAAAAAGGTGGTAAAAGAAATCTATATATTGAAGGAGTATTTCTTCAAGCGGAACTAAAAAACCGCAATGGTCGTATGTACCCTATGCAAACTCTTGAAAGAGAGGTTGGTTCTTATAACGAGAACTATGTTGCAAAAGGTCGTGCTCTAGGTGAACTAGGTCATCCAGATAGTCCAACAATTAACCTAGATAGAGTATCCCACAAGATTGTTTCTCTTCGTTCAGAAGGAACCAATTTTATTGGTAAGGCTCAGATTCTAGAAACCCCAATGGGTAAAATCGCTAAGTCTCTACTTGAGTCTGGCGTTACTCTAGGTGTATCTTCAAGAGGAATTGGTTCTATTGAAGAAAGAAACGGAATCAATGTAGTAAAGGATGACTTCATGTTATCTACTGCTGCAGATATTGTTGCAGACCCTTCTGCTCCAGATGCTTTTGTACAAGGTATCATGGAAGGTAAGGAGTGGATTTGGAATAATGGCATGTTAGAAGAAAAAGTAATTAATAGTTACAGACGAGCAATTAATAATGCATCTTCTAATAGTTTAACTGAAAGAAAACTTCAAGTATTTGAAAGTTTTCTCCGTAATATAAAAATTTCATAAATAATAGTAGAAAATATCACATATTTCTAGAGGGTTTTTTCGATGTCCAATGTATTAAATACAGAATTTGACGAATTTCTAGAAGAAGGAAACGTTGTCACTGCTCACGCAAAACCAGGAGACCGTATGCAAAAACTACAGCACAGCACTCCTGGCCAGGGTGCATCACCAGAGGAACTAGGTGGTTCTTCCACAACCAAACCAGAAGGTGATGAAATTGGCAAGAAGGCTTCTTCAAGAATGAGTAAATCATCTTCTAAGGTAAATGCTGGTGCAAAGTCACCAGATGGAATGGCTCGTCTTCAAGGCTCAGCTCCTGGTCAAAAGGGAATGAGAGAAGAGGAAGAGTTAGATGATGAAGAGCTAATTTATGAAGCTCAAGAAGATGATGAAGAAGATGATGAAGATGAAGATGAGAAGGAAGAGAAAAAGTCTTCCAAGAAAAAAACAGAAATGAAGGCAGAAGAGATTGAAGTCGATGTAACCGACGATCTCAATGCACTTTTCTACGGAGAAGAACTCTCCGAACACTTCATGCAGAAGGCAGCTACAATTTTTGAAGCTGCAGTAAAAGCAAAAGTAGTTGAAGAAGTTCAAAAGTTTGAGGCACTATACGAACAGCGTCTAATCGAAGAAATCGAAGAGATTGCTGAGTCCCTAGAGACTCGTGTAGACGCTCACCTTGATTATGTTGCTGAGCAGTGGATTGCTGAGAACCAGCTTTCTATTGATAATGGCATCAAGACCGAAATTGCTGAAAATCTAATGCAAGGTCTTGCTAATCTCTTCCTGGAGAACAATATTGATCTCCCTGAAGAGCAACAAGATGTAGTTGCCGAAATGGCAACTAAACTAGATGAGATGGAGGAAAAACTCAACGAACAGATTGAAATCAATGTTGGGCTAAACCAAGAAATCGGATCATACATTAAAAATGGAATTATTGCAGAAGTATCCGAAGGTCTAGCAGAAACACAGAAAGAAAAACTGTTCAACCTATCAGAAGGTGTTGAGTTTATTAGTGAAGAATCTTTCCGTGACAAGGTTGAGACTATTAAGGAAAACTATTTTCCAAGACTTCAATCAAATTATGTGGAAGACCTAGTTGAGAAAAATCAAGACTTCTACGAGGGACCAATGGCAGCTTATGTACAAGCTGTATCCAGATGGGCTCAGTGATAGTCTAGATTTATATAAATATTAATAGATTCCTAACAATAAATTTAACAACCCAGGAGTTTACCCCAAATGTTTAATTCAGAACAGCTACAAAGAAAATGGGCTCCTATTTTGGAGCACAACGATCTAAACCCAATTACTGACAGATACCGCAAAGCTGTAACTGCAGTTCTACTAGAGAACCAAGAGTCATTCCTACGTGAAGAGCGTGGTGTTCTTTCCGAGGTTGCTGTTAACAGCACTGGTTCATTCACTGCAGGTGGTGCTGGTGCAGGCGCTCACGGCTTCTCAGGTGGCGCTGCTGCTGGCGGTCCTGTTGCAGGTTTCGACCCAGTTCTAATCAGCCTAATCCGCCGTTCAATGCCTAAGCTAATTGCTTATGACATTTGCGGTGTTCAGCCAATGAGCGGCCCAACTGGTCTAATCTTCGCAATGCGTGCTCATCGTGGTACTGACCGTAATGGTAACGGTGCTACTCCAAACGTATTCGACAACGAGACCTTCTTCAACGAAGTTCCTTCAGGTTTCTCTGCTGCTGGTGGTGCATACTCTGCAGCAACTGGTGAAGGTGCAACCAACCCATCCGTACTAAACGCAGCAAGCCCTGGTGACTACGGTTATGTTGGTGGTATGAACACCAACGCTGCTGAAGCTCTAGGTGAAAGCGGATCTGAGTTCCGTGAAATGAGCTTCTCAATCGAGAAGGTAACTGTAACAGCAAAGAGCCGTGCTCTAAAAGCTGAGTACACCCTAGAACTAGCACAAGACCTCAAGGCTATCCATGGTCTTGATGCTGAGACTGAGCTAGCTAACATTCTAAGCTCAGAAATTCTAACTGAAATCAACCGTGAAGTTGTTCGTACCATCTACGTAACCGCTAAGCCTGGTGCTCAGAATAACGTAGCTAACGCTGGTACTTTCGACCTCGACGTTGACTCCAATGGTCGTTGGTCAGTTGAGAAGTTCAAGGGTCTACTATTCCAGATTGAGCGTGATGCAAACGCAATCGGTCATGAGACTCGTAGAGGAAAGGGTAACTTCATCGTCTGTTCAGCAGACGTTGCAAGTGCTCTAGCTGCTGCTAAGGTAATGGATTACACCCCACTACTCAACACTTCAGACACTCCAGACGATACCGTATCAACTCTAGCTGGTACAATCAATGGTCGCATCAAGGTATATGTTGATCCATATTCAGCAAATATCTCCAACGATCACTACTACGTGATGGGTTATAAGGGAAGCAATGCATATGATGCAGGTCTCTTCTATTGCCCATATGTACCTCTCCAGATGGTTCGTTCCATCGGTCAGGACACCTTCCAGCCAAAGATTGGCTTCAAGACCCGTTACGGCATGGTTGCAAACCCATTCGCAGGTGGTCTAACCCAGCGTTCTGGTGCTCTACAGGCAAACGACAACGTTTACTACAGAAGAACCAGAGTCATCAACCTAATGTGATCACTGATTCACATAATTCAGGAGCCCCCAAAAGGGGCTCTTTTTTTATCTAAATAAAAATAAAAACTATGGCTGCCAATTTTATAGCCAACTCAGGCTGCCCTTCAAATTTTTTAACTGGTATCGGATTTCAATTTCAGTTAATTAAATATCCAAAGGTATCATTTTTTTGTCAGTCTGCAACGATACCTGGGATCAGTATTTCAGTTGCAAATCAGTCTACACGATACAATGCAATACCTCATCCAGGTGATGAAATAAATTTTCAAGATTTATCGTTAGAATTTATTGTAGATGAAAATATGTCTAATTATGTTACTGTGCATAATTGGATTAGAAAATTAGGTCATCCATATTCATTACAAGATATCCAAGAACTTCCTGGAGAGGATCTAGAAGATAAAACTTATAGTGATGCAGTATTGTTTATTCTAGATTCAAACTTTAAAAAGAAATTTAAAGTAGTATTTAAAGATGTGTTTCCTACAGATATTGGAGCACTAACATTTAATACTAATGCAACTGATGTTCAGTATTTTACTGTACCAGCCACTTTTAAGTACACTATATATGATATATACGATATTAATGACAACAAACTATGATTGATATTGACTTTGTTAAAGATGAATGGAAAAAAGATTCAGTAATGGATCAAGATTTATTAGACCATGAATCAATTAAAATTCCACAACTACACAGCAAGTATTTAAATTATCTTTCTGATGTAAGACTTATAAAAGTTAAAAAAGAACAGGATTACAAAAAATTACTTAGAGAAAAATTTGAGTATTACACTGGAAAGGCAGATTCCGAAGTTTACAAGGAAAAACCTTTTGATTTAAAAATTTTGAAACAAGATGTTCAACTATACATTGAGTCTGATGAAGAAATTCAAAAGTCTTTAAACATCCTAAATTATTATAAAGAAATGATGTTTGTTCTTGAAAAAATTCTTGAAAATATAAACACACGAGGATTTCAAATCAAGAATAGTATTGATTGGCAAAAATTCATGCAAGGTAGTATTTGATGGCTGACGTTATTATCCAAAAAAAGAATGAAGTATATCTGACTGTTGAATGTGAACCTCATATAAAATATGAACTGTCTGAGTATTTTACATTTGAGGTTCCTGGTGCAAAATTCATGCCTCAATATAAAAATAGATTATGGGATGGAAAGATTAAATTATTCAGTCCATATGAAGGCACAATATATGTTGGTCTGTATGATTATCTAACAGAATGGCTTTGTTCTAGAGGATACACATATATTGACAAGGACAATAAATTTTATGGAATGCCCAAAGATTCTAATCAACAGATAACTCCAGAAGGTTTAGTTGATTATGTTAAATCTTTAAATATTCCATTTAAAGTTCGTGACTATCAATACAAAGCAATTTACGAAGCATTACGAAATAATCGTAAACTGTTATTATCTCCAACTGCATCTGGTAAGTCTTTAATGATTTACTGCATTATGAGATATTATATTGATAGAAATTTAAATGTACTTATCATCACACCTACTACTTCTCTTGTAGAACAGTTATCAAAAGACTTTCAAGATTATGGTTGGGGAGATGATGTACATAAAATTTATGCTGGCAAATCAAAACAAACTAACAAACAAGTAACTGTTACAACTTGGCAATCAATTTATAAGTTACCAAAAAATTTCTTTGAAAAGTATGATGTTGTAATTGGAGATGAGGCTCATCAATTCAAAGCCAAGTCACTGATTACGATCATGACAAAACTGCATAATTGTAAGCATAGAATTGGGTTCACAGGTACTCTGGATGGGTCAAGCACAAATCAACTCGTTTTAGAGGGGTTATTCGGTCCTGTTAACAAGGTTATTAAGACCAAAAATTTGATAGACAAGGGGTACTTGTCAAACCTCAAAATCAATGTATTACTACTACAGCATGGACATACATCGTTTGAATCCTACCAAGAGGAGTTAGATTATATTTGTCGAAGTGACAAACGAAATAACTATATTAAAAATCTTGCAATAGATCAGACAGGAAATACTTTAATTTTATTTGCTATGGTAGAAAAGCATGGCAAGATACTTCACGAAATAATAAATAGTGATGTAGGTGATAAACGAAAAGTATTCTTTGTATATGGTGGTGTTGATACCGAAGAAAGAGAATTAATAAGGAAACTCACAGAAGAAGAGTCAAATGCTATCATCATTGCTTCTTACGGTACTTTTTCTACTGGTATTAACATTAGAAATCTACATAACGTTATCTTTGCTTCCCCTAGTAAATCAAGAGTTAGAAATCTCCAATCCATCGGAAGAGTATTACGAAAAGGAGAAAACAAATCAAAAGCAAAATTATTTGACATCGCAGACGATTTCTCAAAAGGAGAAAAAAAGAATTATACTTTAAATCATCTAGTAGAACGAATTAAAACATATTCAGAAGAGAATTTTGAATATGAAATAATTCCAGTAAATTTTACAAGGAAAGAACATGAATGAATTCTATGGAGTAATTAAATTAATTGATGGTACTGAATTAGTTGGTAGTGTACTTGTATGTGAAGAAGAAGATGGATTTGTTGTAGAGAATCCATTTGAAATATCTGTAGAACCAATCTCTACACCAGCAGGAGAGATGTATAAAGTAGATATGAGACCTTGGATTAAATTCTCAAAGGAAGATATATTCTTTATAGATAAAAATAAAGTATTTACTGTTGGTGAAGCAGATAATAAAATATTAACTCTGTATCGTAGCACTCTAAAGAAATATTTGAATAGTGAAGATACTAATAATAGAGTATCTCTAGATAAGGAACTAGGATTCAAGAATAAGATTGAAGAAGCAAGGAAGCTTCTAGAGAAGTCATTTAAACTGAATATTGATTCTTAAGGTCTCTAAGTACTCTAAAGAACTAATTTCTGAACCCTGACATGGTTATTGTACCAGAATCCAGCACCCTTGTCAACC